GGGTAATAAATACGCCGATCTACTCAGGGCCGGCGTAACAAGTTCGATCTTGTATGCGGTGTCGCCGCAGTCCGTTTGGCCGTTGTTGGCTCCGGGGGATAACTGGTTGAGAGTCTCGGCCACGCCTACTCCTGCGAGCACGGCCACGGTCACCTACACAAAGCGATACGGAGAACTGTAGTGGAACTCTACATTCTCGATGCTTTGTATCGTCGTCAGTACATCATCGATCAGTACATCTCGTTGATTTGGACTGAGCGACAGGCTGTGTACGGTGACTTCCAGCTTAATATCTATTCGACCCACCAAAGTCGATCGTTGCTCAAACTGGACACCTACTTGGCTCTTGACCGATCCAACTACATTATGCGGATCGAGTCGTTCGAGGATGATCTGGATGCCGACGGGCAACGTGTTCTGATCATCAAAGGCCGATCGATGGAAGCTATCCTTCTCGACCGAGTCGCCAAAGAGTCGCTCAGTGATCTGACCACATCTCCGGAATGGGTAATCACTGATACTCCGGCGAATATCGCGCGAACCGCGTTCCATGACATTTGTGTGAGTGGTATTCTGGATGTCGGGGATATCATTCCCAGCATTTCGGAAACCTCGCTGATGCCGGCTTCGACGATCCCCGAGCCGGTTGATCCGATCACACTCAAGATCAAGCCGACCACGGTGTACGACGTCGTATCTACTCAGATATGTGCGGCTTACGATCTGGGATTCCGGATGCTGCGAGATGACAGCACCGGACTAATCCATTTCGACGTGTACGCGGGTAGCGATCGAACAACGGGACAAACCACCCTAACTCCGGTGGTGTTCGGGCCACAACTAGACAATCTTCAGAACACCAAAGAACTGACGAGAATTGACACAGCTAAAAACGTAGCCTATGTCTTCTCGCCGGTCGGTTTCCAGATGGTTTATGCGACAGGGGTCGATCCGACAATCGAGGGCTTCGAACGCCGGGTTTTGATGGTTGATGCGAGCGACGTCACGAGTGGCACCTCTGCAGAGATCGAAGCAGCACTGATCCTCAAAGGAATGGCTGCTCTCACAGCATCGCGTGTGTATTTCGGATTCGATGGCGAGATCAGTCAGAACAGTCAATACGTCTACGGACGTGACTACAACATGGGTGATCTGGTCGAGTTGCAGAATACCGACGGTGTCGCAGCAGAAATGCGGGTCACCGAATACATCTTCACCAACGATGATCAGGGCGAGCGATCGTATCCTACCCTTACGAGCAACATCGTCATCAACACTGGATCGTGGTTGTCCTGGACCAGCAACAAGGCTTGGTTCGACTTCGATACTGACACAACATCGGTTTGGGGTAACCAACCCTAATGAGAAAGGATGGGTCGCATGGCTATTGGTGATCAGGCAGTTGCCGCGGGATATCCGCTCGTTCCGGAGACAGGAGAAGAGGGCCGAGTTCGCTGGGGTGGTCGAGAAATCAATCGAACCCGAGACGAAGTTGCGGGCGTCAAGGCCACAGTACCTGTCGGTAAGTCCGGCTTCCGTACGGCTGCTGGGATCTCTTCCGGAACTGCTGATCCGATCGGTGGAAGCGACGGAGACATCTACTTCAAAATCGTCTCGTAGGTGACGTATGACCGATTACCTGCACTCCACCGGTAGTTCCGCAACGATGATGATCCGGGATTCAGGTACTACGGTCGAATTCTGGATCAACTCGAACAACTCCGATACATTCGATCACAATCTACCGTGGTCTTATGGTATCAACGGTGTCATCAGCCCCTGGTTATCGTTCAACTACAATGCGGGGGCTGGATGGCAACGTCTGGGTTCATGGAGTGTGACCACAACCCAGACTGTCCAGTTCAAACTGAACGCAACTGGCACTCAAGGGTTCGGCGGACCTACCACGTTCGTCCAGACCATCAACAGAACGACGGTACCAGCACCGCCTACGACGCCGCTTCTCACCAACGTCAGTGTGTCGTCCATGGATGTCACTTGGACAGACAACAACAATGGTGGGGCTACAATTCTGGGTTATCAGATTGGATATAGCGTAAACGATCCATCTGGACCAAGCACGATTGTGGCAGCGCCGAGTTCCCCGCAAACTCTATCCAACCTGGCAATGGGCACCTTGTACTATGTGTGGGTACAAGCTCAAAACTCGGTTGGGTGGAGCGGCTGGTCACCGTCCAGTTTCGCTACAACATTTCTAGGTGCGTATGTGAATGTGGGGGGAGTTTGGAAACCCGCAGTTCCCTACGTCAATGACGCCGGGGTTTGGAAACGAGCACAACCGATCGTTGTCAGACAGGCAATCGACCGCGGTTTCGGCTAGAAATGGAGTAACGCAAGTACCTGCTTGAGAAAGGAAACTCGTTGTGACTTCCTGGCTACAGACGGTCTTAGCCATGGTCGGCGCAGTTCTCGCGTCTTCTGGTTTCTGGGCCTATATGGACCACAGACGAAGCAGAGACAGTGCTGTCACTCGCCTCATGATGGGGTTGGCCTACGATCGGGTCACGACGCTCGGCATCGCGTATATCGAGCGGGGATGGGTGACGAGAGACGAGTACGAGGAATACGAGAAATATTTCGTCGAACCGTACAAGGCTCTCGGGGGAAACGGGGTAGCCGAGCGGATTTGGTTGCAAGTCAGAACGCTTCCTTTCCGTCCCCACAGCAGATATTCTGAAATCTTCCGTAATTCCCACGAAAGGTTCATACCCGATGTCCCAGTCGTCACCCAGTACGAACGGGAGCCGGAGTCCACTCCTCAGTGACTCGGTCTACAACGTCCTGAAGCACGTCGCCGCCTCCGGTTTGCCGGCTCTCGCGGCTCTCTACTTCGCTCTGTCGCAGATCTGGCATTTCCCGGACACCGCTCAAGTCATGGCGAGCATCGCGGCGATCAACACCTGCCTCGGTGTGCTTCTGGGTGTCTCGACGGTCGTCTACAACAACAGCGACGCGAAATACGTCGGTACGATCGAGGTCACCAACTCCAGCGATGGGCAGAAGAAGACCTTCTCGCTGAACCTCAATCAGGATCCTGAATCGATCGAGAATTTGGACGAGGCTACGTTCAAGGTGGCACCTGTCGTCCTCGCGCCGAGCGTCGTACCGACACCACCGGAAGTGCCGCCGATGCAGACGGTATATCCAAACCCCGGGAATCCTCCGCAGCTCGGAGGCCCGAGACACTGACCTTGTAGGGGGTCGCAAGATATGCAGAGGCTATAATGAGACCCCTAACGCAAGGAGAAGCAAATGCTTGCTGAAACCTTCACCGACATCCCCAACCAGCTGACCGCCGAGATCGACCGTTTGCTCGGTTTGATGTCCAGTCTCGAACCGCACTCCGATGAGTACATCGCGACGGCGGATCAACTCACCAAGCTCTACAAGCTGCTTGAGATCGACGCAAACCTAGCACTGAAGGTCGGTGACCAAGGCATCAAGCGTAAGGAAAGCGAAGCCAACCAAGAAATCAAAGAGCGTGAACTCACTCTCAAGGACGAGGACAACGCGTACAACCACAACCTGAAGAACCGAGAATTCGGTTTGAAGGAGACGGAGGTGCACGCCAATGTTGCCACTCGCACTCATGAGACCGAGATCAAGCTCGTGGAAAGCCAAGCCAGCCTGCGCGTCAAGAACGCCGAGGCCGACCTGAAGGCTCAGGAGCTCGAACTCAACAAGCGAGTCAAGGTGGACACGATCGCCATCATCGCCGGAAACATCATCGGCATCGGTTTGATCCTGGGCTACGAACGAGCACACATCGTGACGTCGAAAGCCCTCGGGTTCGTCCTGAAGTCTAAGTAACAACGCAGACCGAACCGCAGGAAGACTAAACATGATGGACGTGTTGGAGCTAACCCCTCTAGCACGTCCTTCGTGTTTTGATTTTCTGCCTCGCAGATACTGCATGGCCTATAATGAGACCCCTACTCTGAAAGGCCTGATCATGAACGAGAAGTTGCAGAAGATCAAGCAATTCGCTAAGGACCACAGCACCGAGATCGTATCCATCACTGGAGTCGTAATCGCGGGCGCAATCTCCGTTTCCTACCAACTCTCTGTCCAGAAGCAGTTGAAGGAGGGAGATTGGGCTCTCGGTACGCTTCAAAGGGTGTACGACGAACTCCAAAGTGGCCCCAAGGCGATCCGATTCCACGACCATCACTTCGAGATGTGTGAACTGTCTGAAGTCCAGTAGTCCCAAAAACCTCTAAAACCCCTAACCCGGGCTTTATGTTTTCACAGGTCGCAGAAAAAACATGGCCTATAATGAGACCCCTACCGAAAGGCCATGCTGTGAAGCTTAAGAAGCGAATCGTCGCAGACATCAGCCTTGCACCGTCCCCGAAGGACGATGACCTCGACGAGTACATCGCGCAGGAAATAGGAACGTCCGCAGCCAACGTCCTCAACGGC